CCATCAACCTTTTCTACAAGATCACTTTGAACAGATTGTACTTGCTCGGCAAGTTTCTCTTCGTAGCTTTCTTCTAGTTTTTCTACTTCCGCAGAAAGTTTCGATTTAACAGCAGTTTCAAAGATAACAGCAGCTTTGTCTTTAAATCCTTCAGTTAAGTCGGCTTCTTCAGATACTAGTGCATCTAAGTCTTCGTCGAAATTAACTTCAAGTTCTACAGATTCTTCTACCGCTTCTTCAGCCATAAGTTTAGTGTAGGCTGTCGTCAAGTCGTCTTTACTCATTTCAGACAAAGAATCGTACATAGCAGAGATAATACCAGCTTTAGTGCTAGGCATTTCTACGCTTTCTTTTTTGTACTTTTTCTTTTCTTCTACTTCTTCTTCATCGTCTTCGTCATCTTCGACCTCGCCTTCTTCGTCGTCTACTTCGACTTCAGCTTCATCAGACTCTTCGTCTTTGGCTTCTTTCTTAGCAGCTTCGGCAAGTTCCTCGTCAACTTCAACGTCTTCCGCAACCATTTCTAGTTGCTCTTCATTTGTGTCTTCAATGAGATCAAGCTCTTGATCATTAATTGTATCAGACATGTTCACTCCTTACAAAGTGTTAAAGTTTCGAGAGGAAATCTTCGAACACACGAATCTGGGCTTCTGCCAGTTCCGCTTTAGATGCTCGTTTGATCTCAGTCTCATACTTTTCAATTTCTTGTGCTTTGAGAATACCATTATCCCAAACCCAATCAACACCTTCCATTATGCCATTGACAAATGCTTCCGGTGCGCTGGGGTCTTGTACGATGTCGACTGTAGAAAGCATAAAATCTTCCTTAACATACATCGCACCTTCGCGACGCTCAAGACTACCCATACCACGACTTGAGACGCCTAACTGACATCCGCCTTCGACAAGACCTTTTACAATCTTACCCATAGGAGTATCTAGTATCAACGCCTTTCCGATCACATTACTACCTTCAATACGAAGTTCAGTAATACGATGCGAAACTTTATCTAGGTTCACAGTTGGACCATCGGGATGGTTTAATTCGCCAACTGCGCGACCTTTCATAACTTGTTCTTTATTATACTTTTCTACAGCAGGACCGAGTACGCTCATAGGGTATACTCGACCATTACGGTTCTTCTTATCGCCCTGCATAAAGATGCCTTCGATATAGACTTCTTTGCCTTTACCAGTAGCTTCTGTAATGTAGTTTAATTCTTCTACGTGTTCTGTAATTAGCTTCATCTTATTTACCCATTAGTTCGGCGAATTCGTTAGCAGATTTCTCGGCTTCTTTTTCCGATTTAAACTCATCCAACTTAGTGCCGTCGATGTAAACGATGAACTTAGAGCCTTTCTTAGTAAGTAATGCGTCTAGCTTAGACTTACCAATCTTAAACTCTTTTACTTTTTTCTCTCCAGAAGGAATCTTATTCTTCGCTTCCGAGAGGTTCAACATCATTTGTTTGAACGTCAACATCTACTTGGTCACCTATATTTGTGTTATTATACATAGACGACGCAACTTCGATTCTTTTAGCGTTTAACGCATCAGTGACTTTACTAGCCATAACTGCGTTGAATACACTTTGTGTTGCTTCGTCATCTCCAGCTTGTAAGCTGTTAATTAAATCAATTGTATTACTCATAACTATTCACCTTTGCTTATATTTATACGATTAGATTTTTTAGAAATCTTCTTCGTCGTCGTACTTACCCTTCTCGTCTTCAATCTGCTTATCGATTTCTTCTACTTCTTCATCGGTTTGCATTAAGATATTACGACGGACATACTGTACCGAGTAGTACTTACCTACATATTCGTCAAGTTCGCGAAGGGTATTAATACGCTCGCGAAGGATTTCTGCTTCTTTAAGTTCGGCAAAATAAGACTCTTGTTTAAAGTCGATAGAGATATCCGAACGCATCCAGTTCCAATCTTCTCGAGTAGCAATACCTTTAAGTACAAGCTGAATCTTAAGAGCTTGGTAAAACATATCTGAAAACTTGTTACGAAGTTTTGCTACGAATCTAGCAAACTTAACTTCGTCTCGAGTGATCTCAGAAGTACGACCAAGACTAAATTGAGCTTCTTGTTCTAATCGACTAGAAGGAACGTTTAATGCTTTATATAGCTTCTTCTGGAAGTAAACTATATCGTCAATCTGTCCAAGGTTTTCGCCACCTGGAAGTGTAGAAATCTCAGTACCTCGACCGCCTTCTCGACGTGGCAACCAGAAGTCCTCTAGCATTGACATATTTTTACGATCGTCTCCGACTTCACCAGTCTGAGCGTCATACACCATTTTGTTACGGTAGTTGCTCATGATAGAACGTAGGTATTCTTCTGCTTTACCTTTCGGCAAGTTACCAACATCAATATAGAATACTCGACGTTCTGGCGCACGAGACATACGGTATATAACCAACGCATCTTCCATCATTCGAAGTTGATTAGCTGGCTTCATAGCTTTATCTAAGTACGATATAACTCGGTCTTTACCTGGAGATAGAAGTCCAGAAGGTACGTACAAAATAGAATCTTTAGAAATCTTAAGACCTTGACCTGATTTATTCAATCCTGAATCTTGGTAAATGTAGTATTCTTCTACACCAGTTACTATATTGGCTCCGGTCTTAGGATCTTTCTCTTCTTTTACTTCTTTAACCTTTCGGATTCTCGTTGGGTCAATAGGACGTAGTTCTTGAATCCCTTTCTTAGGATTTCGTTCGTCTATTACGATATGGAAATACATACGTCCGTCAATGTACCAGCGACGGAATAAATCGTGACCTGTAGCAGAGAAGTTTAACAACGAGATTATAGAATCAAATTCTTCTCGTATCATTTTCTTAATTCTGTCTGGTTGATCTAATCTATCTAAAGAAAGATTTACAACTTCGTTATCGTCACCGACAACAACAGATTCGTTAACTATATCTTCAATAGCAGCGTCGACTTCAGGGTATTGGGCGACCTCACGATACTTACCGATAAGTTCGTTTTCGTTCTTGGCTTGACCGCCAGACATATCCACATATTGACCGAAATGACCGCCAGCCTTTATGACTCCGGTACCATCGTCTTCCATTGGAGCAACAAACGACTTCTTCGCTTCTTGTTCCTTTTTATCATCTTTTCGCTTTATTTCAAAGCCAAATAAGTCTGCCATTTTTCACCCTACTATTGAAGATACAGTTAATGGGGGAGAGATTCCCCCATAACCGTTAAACATAATTATATTTATACGACCTTATGAAGTCGTATTTGATTCCCAATACTGTACTTGTAACTCTACAGTGAACTCTTCAATAGCGTTTTCAGAATCATAAGATACTTCGATTGCCGATACGTTAGTTGGGAAACAACCACGGAAATCGTAATTCTTAAGAACTGAACCGTCTTTGTCGAGTTGTTGAACTGCTAAGTCAGCCATATAAGAAGATGGGTTTACAAGACCATCGCCTGATGTGTGACCGTTGATAGCGTTCATCCACTGCTCAAAAGAGTCGCGGACTGCAAAGTTAGTATCATTAATAATTGTAATTGTCCAAGGTTCAAACGTTCTGTCGCCAGCAATTTGAAGCTGACGTCCACGGAACGGAATAGTAATTGGAGCAATAATCGATGCAGGCAACTGAGCAGCTTTACACATGAATGAAGACAATTCATTATTGCCACCAATCCCTGCGCCGTAGTTTACAATTGCTTTGAACAAGTTAGCACGAGCACCGCCACCAGTCAATTTGCCTTTAAAATCGTCGATACGTAATGACATTGTATTAACCTCCTACAATTTCAGAGAACTCAACACCAGTACGAGTGGCAATGAAGTTCAACGTAATAAAGTTGATAGAACGAGCAGGTTTGATGTAGATATCAGCTACGAAACGATTTGTATCGATAACCTGTCCAGTGTTGTTAGTTTCGTCACATACAACTCGGAAGTCTGTAATACCACGACGACCCTGAACATCACGTAAGAACGGTTCTACTAAGTTGCGGAACTGAGCACGTGTAAATTCGTCATTGAATTCGAACAATGAGAAACGTGAAGAAGTAGCAATTGCTTTTTCTAATACGATGAATAGACGACGAACGTTAATACGATCGAATGCAGAAGGTTTAGCCAACGCAGTCTTATCACCAAACAATACAGTACCTTCACCTGGGAATGAAACTAGAGGGTTGATACGAGCTTTATAAAGCGTATCGCGCTCAGCTTGCTTCGGATTCCAAGCTAGTTTAACTACACCACGTAATTGACCACGGTTTAATCCAGCTGGAGAGAACCATGCATCAGCAACTTGGTCAGTGTTAGCACATAGACCAGCAATAGTACCTGCAGCAGAGATCCAACGATATGTGTCGTTGTACTTATCGTAAACGTAGATAGCGCCAGAATC